ATCGAGGGGCGGCCGGCAACGGTCGCGTACCTGACGAAGCACTGGCGCCTGGTGGAACCGGAGGCGGCGGTGCTCATCAAAATCATGTTCGACGACGGCGAGGTGCGGTTCGCGCGCCCCGCGTCTCCGCCGCCGCCCGCCTAACAATTTGGTTGGCGGCTTACTACCATTGAATGATCGGGAGGGACTCTCGTGGCAAAACTGGCTGGCGTGGTAGACTCGCTGGACGCGATCGACGAACCGCTCCGCGAGCTCTACATCAAAGGCGACGATGGCAAGTACGTGCTCGATGCCGATGTGGAAGGACACCCCGCGGTCGGCGGCCTCAAGTCGGCGCTCACCAAAGAACGGCAGGACGCGCGCGAGTTGAAGCGCAAGCTCGCCGCCGCCGTGGACCCCGCCGAAGTGGAGCGGTTGCGCAACGAGCTGGTCGAGGCGCAGGAAGCGGCCCAGGGCAAGGGCCCCAAGCCGCCCGACGTGGATGCGATCATCAAGAAGCGGATGCAGGAGTACGAGGAGCAGACGCACAAGCCGGTGGTCGCCGAGCGCGATCGCCTGGCGGGCGAGCTCCGGACGCTGCAACTCGATGATCGGGTGCGGGCCGCCGCCTTGAAGGCGGGCGTGTTCCCCGAGGACGTGGAGGACGTGCTGGTCATCACCAAGAAGCACTTCGAGCTCGGCGAGAACAAGAAGATCGAAGTGCTGGACGACGAAGGCGACCCGACCGGCAAGACGCCGGAACAGTGGTTTGTCGACGTGTTCAAGCAGCGGCGACCGAAGTTTTTTGTAGGCAGCAGCGCGTCAGGGAGTGGCGCACGAGGGAACGGCACCGGGGGAACCGGCTCGCTGGCCGAGTTGGAGAACCTGCCCCCTGCCGAACGCCTCACCCGCGCTCGGGCATTGGGGCTCAAATAGCCCTTTGACCCGGAGGCCTCCGTGGCCCTGACATTGGTGGAAGCGGCGAAGCTGGCAGGATCGCAGGTCCAGCGCGCCGTCATCGAGATGTTTGCGCGTGAGTCGGATATTCTCCGCACGCTCCCCTTCGACAACATCCAAGGCAACGCCCTCCGCTACAACGTGGAGGCCATGCTCCCCGGCATCGCCTTCCGCGGCGTCAACGAGGCCTACCTCGAATCGGTCGGCGTGCTCAACCCGAAGACCGAGGCGCTGGTCATCAGCGGCGGCGACCTCGACGTCGACAAGTTCATCGTCAAGACGATGGGCACCGACGTGCGGGCCGAGCACGAGCAGCTGAAGGTGAAGGCGCTCGCGGCCGACTGGACCCGGGCCTTCATCAAGGGCGATCCCACGACCCAGCCTCGCGAATTCGACGGGCTGCAGGGCCGCCTGGTGGGGGCGCAGAAGATCGCCAACGGCAGCACCGCCAACGGCGACCCGCTGTCCCTGGCCAACCTCGACGCGGCGATCGACGCGGTGGACGCGCCCAACTACCTCATCATGTCCAAGGCCATGCGGCGGCGCCTCACGGCGGCCGCGCGCGCGCCCACGGTGTCGGGGTACGTGACCTACACCAAGGACGAGTTCGGCCGCCGGCTCATGGCCTACAACGATCTGCCGATCCTCGTGGCCTACAGCGAGAACGGCGGGACGGAGCCGATCGCCTTCGATGAGGCCAACCCGGGCGGCGGCACGGCGACGGGCACCAGCATCTACGTCGTCAGCTTCGGCGCGCAGCGCCTCCAGGGCATCCAGAACGGTCCGATGGAAGTGCGCGACCTGGGCGAGCAGGATATCGCCCCGGTGCTGCGGACTCGCGTGGAGTGGTACGCGGGCCTGGCCCTGTTCCATGGTCGGGCCGCGGCCCGCCTGTGGGGCATCAGCAACGCGGCGGTCGTGGTCTAGGGCTGATCGTGATGCTTGATCGCAGGCTCGTGCTCCGGTCGTTGGGACCGGAGCTCCACATCCAGATGGTCTAGGGAGGCCTCAATGCCGCAGCAAGCCTACACGTTCGACAAGCTCCTGCTGATGAAGGACGCCGGCGCGATTGCCGCCTCGGCGGCCGCGCAGGTGGCGGGAGTCGACAAGGTCATTGACGTTGGTCCCGCCCGGGTCAACGCGGTGGTCATCGTCGACACGACCGCCGTGGAAGTCGACACCGCCAACGAGGTGTACCACATCGAGGTGCAGCTCTCCAACAGCCCCACGTTCGCGAGCACCAACTTCGGCGCCGCGGCGATCGTCCGGATCGGCCACAGCTCGGTGACGTTCGGCTCCGCCTCCAGCCCGGCCGTGGGCCGCTACGAGGCGCTGTTCACCAACGAGCAGGGCGGGGTCATCTACCGCTACGTCCGCGTCTACACGCGGGTGGCGGGCACCATCGCGGCGGGTGGTGTGAACTACACGGCCTACATGGCCGAGCTCATCGCGCCATGAGTCTCGACGGCAAGGTGGAACTGACCGAGAAGGCCACCGGCACCAAGACTCGGCACTGGCCCATCGACGCCCGCGAGCTGTTGCAGTCGGGCGAGTACATCGCCAGTGATCCGGTGGCCGCCAAGATCGCCGCCGGCGAGGTGGCGTTCCCGCTGCGGCGGAAGGGCTTGACCGATGCGGAAGTGGTTCGGGCGGCCGCCGCCCCCGAGGACTTCCCGCAGGCGGGCGGGCCGGTCAGTCTGCCGCCCGAGATCCTGCGCCCCGGCGGCACCGTGGAACGGGCCGAGGAAGTGCTGCGGCCCGGTGGCACCATCACGCGGCGCGGGGAGACGGTGGAACCGACCGCCGCGTCCCTGGCGGCGCTCGAACCGACGCCGCAGAACATCGAGCGGATCGAGAGCCGCACCGCAGGCAACCTCCAAGGCATGACCGGCGTGAAGCCGGGAGTGGTGAAGCCGAAGTCGGCCATCACGTCAGGGACCGAGGTGGTACGCGAGATCGTGCCCCCGCCCGAGACGGCGGCCGCCACCAAGACGCTCAGCAAGGCCTCGGTCGGGAAGACCAGTAAGCCGCGCTCGAGGTCGGGGGCTTGATCCATGGCCCCGCTCGTGCTGATCGCGACGCCAGGGGCTTCCAACGCCAACAGCTACGCCACCGAGGCGGAGTCATTGGCGCTGGTGGATAGCCTCTGGCCGCGACGGCCGGCGTGGGAGGCGGCCAGTGCCGACGACCGGAACCGCACGCTGGCCGCGGCGACAGTGCAACTCGACCGACTCACCTTCGTGGGGCAGGCCGCCACCACGACCCAGGCGCTGGAGTGGCCGCGCTTCGGGACCGACGTGGCCTTCTACGGCTACGACGCCGTGACCATTCCGATTCCCGTCAAGACGGCGCAGATCCATCTGGGGCTCTGGCTGCTGGAGCAACCGGGAGATCCGGTGAGCGGCGCCGCCGCGGTGGGCCTCACCAGCATCAGCTTCGGCAGTGAGCTCTCGATGAGCTTCGGCGGCCTCGACGCGGGCACCAGCCCGTTCCTGGCGTTCATCTCCGCCTCGGTGCTGCCGGTCTTGAACGGGCTGGTTCGCATCGCGCAGCCGCGCATGGTGCGCGGATGACGACCCTCGACCTGGCCGCCATGGTGCGCCTCGGCTTCGATCGTGGGCCCTCGGGGCCGGTGACGTTCCGCTCGCTGGCGGGGGCCGAGACGACCGGCCGCGCGGTGGGCGTGCCGGAACGTGAGGCGTGGCGGGATCAGCAGTCCACCCGCTCGCGCGGGCGGGCGCTGGCGGTGCTGCCCGATGGGCTGGCCTTCGCGCCCGAAGCGGGGATGACCGCCACCTGGGGGAGCGGACCCTCGGGGCCGGTGACGTGGAATGTCAGCTCCTGCAAGCCGCTGGCGCCCGATGGCGTGACCGTGCTGCTCTACCGTGTGAGTCTGGAGCACTGAGCCATGGCCACCACCCACACCTTCAAGGCGTTCGCCGCGACCCTGGCGAAGTGGCAGGCGCAGGTGCCGGAGAAAGCCAACCTGATGGTGCAGGGCATCGCGACGACGCTGCTCGACGAGATGCAGAACGGCGGCAAGTACTCGCCGGGGACGCCGATCAAGACCGGGTTCGCGCGCTCGTGCTGGCAAGGCGGGCTGGGGTCGATCCCGCAGAATCAACCGGCGGCGAGTCCCGATGCGGCGCACTCGCTGGCGCTCGAAGTGCTGGTGACGGCGAAGGCGGGCGACGTGGTGTACCTGGCCAACGTCTGCCCCTACATCGGGCCGCTGGAGTACGGGCACAGCAAGCAGGCCCCGACCGGCTTCGTGCGGCTGGCGCTCGCGGCGCTGCCGCGCATCGTCGACGAGGTCGGCCAGTTCGTGGTGGCGCGCTATGCGCAGTGAGATCCGCGCCGCGCTTGAGCTCCACCTGGCGACGGTGCCGGGGATCGCGCCGACGACGCGCTGGAGCCGGGAGAATGTCACCTACGATCCGGTGCCGGGCACGCCTTGGGTCCGCACGACCTTCGCCCCCAACGTGGCGGAGCGGCTGACCTTCCCGGCCAACGGCGCGTTCGTGGAGCATGCCGGGCTGCTGCTGGTCGATCTGTTTTTTCCAGCGACGCCGACCGGCACGGCGGGAGCCGATGCGGTGGCGGATGGGATTATCACGCGGTTTCCCAGCGGGCAGGGTTTCGCCGGGATCCCGGAGCTCATGGTGACGCGGGCACTCGTTCGGGCGGGACGCCGGGATGGGGCATGGTATCAGGTGCCGGCCGAAATCGGCTGGTACTTCCAGACCACTCAAGTGCTGGTCTAACCCCCTCGGAGGGACCGATGGCCTTCGCGACTGGCGTCTTCAAGACGCTCGCAAGCAAGAAAGAAACCGGCTTCGCGGTGCTGCCGAGCCCGACGACGGGCGCGCAGTATCTGCGCCGCGTCACCTCCACGCTCGACGTGGTGCGCGAGACCTACGAGAGTCCCGAGATCGCCTCGGACTTCCAGGTCACCGACTACCGGCAAGGCTCGCAGCGGGTCGAGGGGGCCATCAACGGCGTGCTCTCGCCCGGCGCCTACTCGCCCTTCTTCGCGGCCGCGATGCGCAAGGACTTCGTGGCGGGCGTGGCCTCCGC